AATCCCAAAATACTTTGCCCAAAAAGACATGGTCTGTGACCATAATTGAATTTTATGGTCTCATACCCGAAAAAATAATTTTTAAAATGTTACGATAATTTTTAAAAATTAGTATTTAAAAAAAAAAGTCTGTTGTAATATTAAGGATAGAAATGATAGTGCAAAAGTTGCAAAAAGTTGCAGATTTATATAATTGCGAATTATGTGACTATTCAACGTCACGTAAAAGTAGTTTTTTAAAACATAGTTTAACCGATAAACATAAAAATGCCCAAAATGATAGTAAAATGATAGCAACTGATAGTGAAAAGTTGCAAAAAGTTGCAAATATATATAAATGCAATTGTGGTAAAATATATAAGTACGATACTGGATATTACAGACATAAAAAAACGTGCACTAATTTGAAAAATATAGACAAACAATCCAACGATACAGAAACATTAATTCATTATTTAATGAAGGAGAACTCAGAGTTTAAACAATTACTTGTGGATCAAAACAAACAAATGATAGAATTGGCAAAAAATAGTAGTAATTATAACATACATACTAATAATTCTCATAATAAAACATTTAATTTGCAATTCTTTTTAAATGAAACTTGTAAAAATGCAATGAACATGTCTACTTTTATTGATTCTCTCCAATTACAATTATCGGACTTGGAAAGAGTTGGGGAAGTAGGTTATGTAGAAGGAATCTCCAGCATTATAGTAAAGAAATTAAATGCATTGGATGTCACAGAAAGACCGGTTCATTGCACAGATAAGAAACGGGAAACGATGTACATTAAAGATGAAGATAAATGGGAAAAAGAAGATGAAAATAAAACCAAAATGCATAAATTGGTGAAAAAAGTGGCCAATAAAAATATAAATTTGATTACCAAGTTTCAAGAAGTACATCCAGAATGGAGAAAATGTAGCTCTAAATATGCGGATCAATTTAATAAGATTGTAATAGAGGCAATGGGTGGACCAGGAGACGACAATTTATGCAAAGAAAAAGAAGAAAAAATAATAAAAAACATTGCAAAAGAAGTTTGCATTGATAAAAATACATTGTAATTATATATTTACAATGGAGAATTGGATGGAAATGGACCATCTTCGACAAATTGCCCAGTTAAACTATAACGTTCTCCATAATTGAGAACCAAATTGGATGGTGGTTTATATCTTTTGTCAAAAATGGCATTCTCTTCCTGAAATTTAGAAAACCAAGTGTTTACTCCAAAACTAGGCATATATGGTTTTTCAAACATATTTTTTGTAATGATACTTTCTTTTGTTCCAAACCCACTTGTTAAAGGTGAATATTGTGGAGTAACACCCCATGTCAATTTACCCGCACCATTGTTTCCAGGAATAATAGTGGATGTTGTTTTAGAATATGATTTTGTTGGCTCCTGGCACCCAGGACAATCAATATCTGCCATACATTGTTGTCCACTAATCGCGCACCTTGCATTTGGACCGCAAAAATTTCTGCAACTATATTTAGTGGTTAATGGTAAATCTACAGAATAACTAGTAGCTTCACTCAATTGGAAACATTCTACAATATAGTTATTGGATGTTAAATAATGTATCCATTGAAATACAATGATGAATAAAACAATACAGAAAAACATTATAAAATAATTATTTTTTTTATGAAAATACATATACTATAAGTAAATATAAAAAACTAACTTATTCATTCAAATTTATAAATATTTTATATCATTTAAATATAAGTAAATGACAGATACTAATTCAACTGCTGAACTGGATAAGGCTCAAAATGAACCAGAAAGTAAAAGGGAAGAATATTTTAAAAATTTGCGCAATTTTGTTGCTGCTACATTTGGATCTGGAATAAGTATTTTAGTTTGGTGTATTTTAAGTGTATTAGTCGTGTATGGTTGTAAAATAGCACAAGCAAATGTACTACCAAGCGATACAGAATGTTATCCTTATACGGAAAAAATTTCAAATATTGAAATCATCGATACTTTTATATTTTCAAATCCATTCTTTAGCTCACCTAGAGTGGCTATGAAATTGCAATTTCCTGATCCGCATAATAGCTATTTGGATCCTTTGATTACAGGCATAAGAAATTATAAAAACGATGGTTCAACCTCATACATAGGACAATTTTTTAATTCTATACTTGAAACTATGATTGCAAAAAATTTTGGGTTTTACAATATGTTTTTTTCTTTTTTGAATAGTTTACCAGAGTTTGTATTGATTTTACTTGCACCCATTATAGCTTTTATTGTTTTTATGGGTGGTATGTATCGAAATTTATTGTATTTTACTTTGGCATGGTTTAGTAATTTAAGTTGGCTTTTTAAAAGAAATGCAAATGTTGAAAAATGTGAAGATGGAGAAATTACTTATTTAAGCCCTCCAAAATGGGTAGATGTTAAATGGAGTCAAAAGCAAACAGATATACCTCACACAAATGGATGGTTACAATATACTGGAAGATGTATATTGTGTTTTGTCTTTGTTATGATTTTCTTGACGTTATTTATTGCTCAGGGAGGATTATTACTTGCTATGGGTATAAATGTCTTTTGTGGTATTTTCCTTTTAACATACAATATTAAATTGAATGGAAAGGATTCTTCCATTACAAGTTTATTTCCATATTTTTTCAAGTATAATAAATTACTAATTATGGGGCTTTTCAGTCTTTTTGCAGTCACAAATGCATATACATTTTTAGGGCCTAAATATGCGGTATTTGCTGTATTAACCTTGGTGGCAATTTATAAATTTAAGATTGTTGAAATGTTTGTTTTACCCAAAGATAATACTGAAAGAGAAGTAGTAACTATGAGAACAAATATAGCAAAAAGATTGTGTGCAATAAATGATAAGGGAGAGACTGGATATAAAATCATGGGTGGTAATAATCCTGTAGCACCTGTAGTTCAATCAACACCTGTAGTTTCATCAATACCTGTAGTTCAAGGAACACCTGTACCATCAGCACCTGAGAAAATAGGAGGAGGAAGAAAAAGTAATGTAAAAATAAATTCTTCCCATATTATGAAAGAATTGGAAAAATTTAATAACAAATATGGAAGTTACTTAAATAAAATATAATAAGTATAGTATCCATGGGTAAACAAAATAAGAAATCAAGTTCTTTTCCATTTGTTAGTGTATGCACACCAACATTTAATCGGCGTCCATTTGTTTCTATGATGATACAATGTTTTGAAAACCAAGATTATCCAAAAGATAAACTTGAATGGATCATTATTGATGATGGGACAGATAAAATAGAAGAACTAGTCACCCATATTCCTCAAGTCAGATATTTTAAATATGATGAAAAATTGACACTTGGGAAAAAACGCAATATATCCAATGAAAAGGCCACTGGAGAAATTATTGTTTATATGGATGATGATGATTATTATCCTCCTGATCGAATTAGTCATGCCGTACAAAGATTGAAAAGCAATCCAAAAACTTTGTGTGCGGGTTCTAGTGCAATGTATATTTATTTTAAGCATATCCATAAAATGTATCAATTTGGCCCTTATGGTCCGAATCACTCTACTGCTGCCACTTTTGCGTTTAAACGAGAATTATTACGGAAAACAAAATTTAATGAAAACGCAGCAGTAGCAGAGGAAAAATTTTTCTTGAAAGATTATACCATACCATTTGTTCAGTTAGATTCTGACAAATCTATAATAGTATTTTCACATGAACATAATTCTTTCGATAAAAAAGAATTATTACAACAAGGCCCAAATCCATATATTCATGAAGTGCCACTACTTCCATCTGATTTGATCAAAGATGCCAAAATTTTAAAATTTTTTATGGAAGATATAGATGGGTTATTACGTGACTATGAACCAGGAAAATTATTGTATAAACCAGATGTAACAAAAGAATTACAAACCATTAAAGAGAGAAAGGAAAAAAAGATGAGGGAAGAAATGGCAAAACAAAATGCAATGTTACAACAACAAATACCACAACTAGTGCAAAATAAATTGAACGAACAAGTGCTTGTTATTCAACAATTACACCTTGAAAATAAGCAGTTACAAGATAAAGTGTGTTATTTGGAAGAAAAAATCGGAAAGCTCATACAAGAACGAATCCAGGAACGAAAAATACAAAATGAGAAATAATATATAAAAGGAATATAAAGACAAATACTAGTACTATAGTATATATCCTATAAGAACATGGAATATTATGATAACACCCCTGTTGATTTTTTGGACGATCGTTCAAATGATAGTAGCAATATGTTAAAAGATCCAAAGAGTTTGGACCAGGGATACAATAAAATTTGGGGATTTGTGGAGCGCGCAGATGGTAGCTTGAAGAAAGCTAAAATCGAAGTGTATACAAGTGGAGGCATTGGTAGTAATATTCGCGATGCAGAAACAGGCGAATATTACAAAGAAATTGTGGGCTCTAAAGATGAAAATCTATATTTTAAGATGAAGATGGCTACTGGTGAATTGAAGTCGTCAAATGGATCTATTACTCTATTTTACACTTCGCCTGATCACTGCATGAGACATTTGCATTGTGATATTCCTTCGTCCATTATAAATAATTGGAACCATACTAGCGGACAACAGCAAATTATTAAAAATGCAAACAAGAGACAAACCCATGTACTTGTAAAGTAAACTAAAAAAAATCTTCTACAAGAATTTCTTCTTCTTCTTCTTCAATATCTTTATCGGTGGTTCCGGTTGCATTTTCTTTAATATATTTTTCAATATATCGATAAATTCGATGAATATCTAATTTACTGATTTCATAATTTTCTAATAAATGAACAAACACATCTTCATTGTTTTTATTTTTAATTTCTGTAAAAAAACCAAATAAATCTTTTTTATCCATGCCCAATTTTTGACAAAGTTTTTGTATAAACAATACATTGTTGTATTCTGTCGAATACTTTGTTAATACTTTTGTAAATCGAATCTCGTTTCCTGTATTGCATTTTTGTTTTCCAGTAGCCATATTTTCATGAAACATTTTATTGTTTTTAAATGTTTTCATTAAAGAGCTCATTTCATTGAATTGCCATATTTGTTTTTGAAATGTAATTCTATCTATGTAATCCGCAAAACATATGTTTTCCAGTTGCTGAATATAAAATGGAATGGATTGTTTTTTATCTATTTTTTCAATGCTGTCGATAATATTTTCATGCCATAAAAGTCCAATACTTGTTCTGTCTGTTTCATTCATAATAACATTATGTTGTTGAAATGGATAATATTGACGAATCAGTTTGTTTGTTATTTTTTTTGTATCGTCATTATACGATTTAATTTGCATTATATTTTCTAGTATGTCCATAGTGAATAAATTTGGTGTTTTTTTATAAATCATATACATGTTATGCAATTTTTTTAAATCACCTTGCACAAATGAAATGATTTTATTTTTTAGTTCTGACTCTATTTTGGGTAACAAAAAAGACACGATTTCATCAATCTGAGTATTATTGGGTGTTGTTATTTCAATCGTGTTACAAACTTTCATAAGTTCTTTAATTTTTTTATCTACTTTATAATTACCTATACATATAATAGGAATTATAGTGACCTCTTCTTGTTTCTGTTTTTTGGTTTTTTTGGGTCGTATTAACTTAATTAATGTATTGATGCCACCCTTATCACCATTGTTCATGCCATCGATTTCGTCCATAATAATCGCAATTTTCTTCACTTTTTTATTGAATAAACTCATAATATTTTTATCCGACATATTATGTTTTGTAATGTCTTCAATAATGGATGTATTTCGAATATCTCCTGCATCATATTTAATAATATCGTAATTCATTTCTTTTAAAATATTGGTTACAAAGGTCGTTTTTCCAGATCCCGGATCTCCATAAACATAAATACCCTTTTTGTAAAGCAAATTATGTTTGTTTGCTTCAAATTCGCGCAAAATATCTTTTATTGCACACACTTTGTCTTCTCTCTTCAAAATTTGGTTGATATCTAATTCTTCCATCTTATATACTTTACAATATTCTTTTTATGTAGGTTTTTATGCAATCCATGTTCTTCTAAAAAATCATGAATTATTTTTCTGCAATTATTAGAGTCATTTTCAATGCAATAATACATGATAAAGTATAAATAATTTTTAAAAATCATATTTTTATACCAATATTTGCCATGATTACACCATAGTTTATAATTCTCTCTTACATTTCTTTCTAAAACAAAAGAATAGTCACGTCTTATAGCATTACGAATAATTGCATTCACATCAGAATTGGTGTCTTTTATATATTTGTGATACAATATATAATTCTCTCTATTTGTGAACGCCAATACACTTTTTGGAATATATTCTTTTATAGTTTCAATGATTTCTGTTGGTAATTTGCTTATTTCATCAAAAAGACGGATTTCAGTCATAATATATAATATAATTTGTATTTATTATATTATAGTTTTGTTAATAATCCTAAATAATTAAGCGGTTTCATCGCATGGATTATTTACACCATATGTAATTCCATCCCATTCTACGCCGCATTGTGTTGCCCATCTATATTTATTACATGTGCCTTGAGAACCACTATATACTGATTCATTAAAGTTCTTTCTATAATGCTTCGATTTAGTACTATTTGGACATTTTGATGTATCAATCAGATCTTTCACATCCACGCAAGTTGCATTGTTTCCAGTACCAGCTATTATCCACCAATCTGGGCAACTAGGTACCATGGGTGGCCAGGTTTCATCTTTAGCATAAGATAATGCTATTCCAATGATTACTAAAATTATTAACAATATAATAATAGAACCATACAATAACATTTTTTTAAAGCCGTTCATGAAATATATAATATGTTTATATAATTTTTTCTATAGAACTAATATAAGAATGCATAAAATAAATAATGGACGAGTAGATATTAAAACGCCTAATACTTCATCATTATTTGAATTATATGATAAAATTCCTGCTAATCAATGTACAACTTTTAGAAATGCAACAGAAGGTTTATGGACAAACAATGCTTTGTCGAATGCATTTTTCTCTGAGCAAAATATCCAAGTCTTACAAGATGGTATTCGAATCGGCGTATTTGAACGATCCAATGGACAATATGAAATTGGTCCTCAAGATTGTGACACGTTAAAGGTCATCATGAGAAGTATTTATTTACAATATGCTGCCAATAAGCCAAATTCTATTTCGCAGCAAGTGCAACAATTGAATAAAATGGTACTTGATTATTGTATTCCGCAAGTGTATAGTGAAGCACAAGGTTATATGCAGTACATTAATGATGTAAGCACTTTAGTAGTTCCCATTGCTCATCCAGTTATGGCTAGCCAAAATGACCGACAATTGGAATTGAAACCATGGTTCTAATCCACCTTTTCCACCTTTTGAAAAAGGTGGAGCCAAAACCCTACAATTTTTCCACCTTTTGAAAAAGGTGGAGCCAAAACCCTACAATTTTTCCACCTTTTGAAAAAGTGGAGCAAAACCCTACAGAAAAAAGTAGTAAAAGTAGTAGTAAATTTTGCAGATTTTTGGATCCACCTTTTTCAAAAGGTGGAGCCAAAACCTACAGAAAAAGTAGTAAAAGTAGTAGTAAATTTTGCAGGGTTTTGGCTCCACCTTTTTCAAAAGGTGGATTGGTATCATTTCTATTTATTTATTATCTAAAAATACTTCTGTATAAATCGTGTAAAAATAATATTTATTTTATTTTAAAATTATAATAAAATGAATGATACCATACAAAATGACAAAATCGTGTTACTATGTGCAACTGGTCGCTCGGGATCCACCACTTTGCAGCGAATTATAAATACAATACCAAATAGTAATATATGTGGCGAAAATTTAGGAGCTATCAATAGTTTGCTCGACTTTTTCAATAAATTACATCAAGCTACCATAAAATATGTTCCAGGTCATTATAAACCAGCTTCTTATGAAGAAATTATAAGTAAAAACGTAAAACCATCTTGGTATAACTCTTATCAAATGCCAGAAATGGAACAAAAAATACGCGATCTTATTGTTGCCATGTTTAAAAAAGATTCAAATACTTCTTTGTGGGGATTTAAAGAAATCCGTTATGATAATAAAAAGGTGAATTTATTGAAGGCATTCAAACAATTGTTTCCTCAAACAAAGGTAATTATTCAAATTAGAGAGAATATTACAGCTCAGTCACAAAGTAGTTGGTACAAACAAGATAAAAATGCACCAGTTTTTTTGAATGAAATGAATCAAGAACTCTATAATTTTTATATAAATAATAAAGACTGGTGCTATTTTACCACTTTTGAAAAAATGTTTGACAAGACCAATCTCCAAAATATGTTTTCTTTTATTGATTGTAGAGAGAATTATGATGAAAATAAAGTAGAATATGTCTTGAAGAATAATCTAGAAGATTAAATCCACCTTTTGCAACGCCAGTCCCTTTGAGCAAAGGTGGAGCCAAAAAATAATAAATGTATATCCAATTATATTACTCCAAGATAATACCCATCTAAATTTCCACATGCTCTAATGTATTCATGTTCATCAATAGATAAAAAATCAGGCCTTTGCTTATAAAGAAATAGATGTTGAAAATATTCTTTTTCTTCAAATGAAATACTACGATCATTTATATATTTTAATAATTCATCTTTGCTTTTTAACATATATTTATTTTTATGCAAGTTAAATAATACAAACCCATTTATAAGAGTATCCAACCCCGTAGGTGATGGATTTGCGCCAAATATGTGTTTATAATGACTCGATATATCTTGTGCAATTGTTTGAAAAATGATATGTGTTGAAAATTCCTTTTTTATAATAGTAGGATTTTCCACAGAGTTCTCGTTATAAAAATATGTAGCATTTATATTCATCATTGATCCAGAAAGGCTATCGTTATCAAAATCTGCCATGTTATACTTTATATAAATAGATTGTCTTTATATTATTTTATTTATTAATATTTAAAAATATTGTGACCATGTATGGTCTACATTTTTACATATCATTTGCGAAATATGGACTTCTTTATTTACATTTCTATGACTATGTTTTTCGTCTTTTTCGCAACAGACTTTTTCTTTTTTGTCTCCTCGCCTGCCATCAGTCTTGCTCTGTCCTCCTTGTATTCCAAATACAGGGCTTTCAATGCATCCAATTCTGACTTCCACATTTGTTGAATGGTTGTCGTCTTGACTTTTTCTAACTCCATCTCTTTGTCTCCCTTGTGTTTTAGCAGCTTTTCGACATTTTCTTCAGTCACGGAATCCATCGGCATTCTTACCAAATATTTATAATCGGCATCTTCGTCCATCTGGTCGTAGCCCTTACTTTGCAACATGTCATTAACTTCTTCTCTCTTTTTCTTTCTCAAATCAATAGTTCCATCCAAATTTTCTTGAATATAACGCGCCTTGTTTGACATTATAACCAACTCTTTTTCTAAAGCATCAATCATGTATTCTTTTCTAGATTGGTATAGCTGGAGTCTTGTTTCATAATAGTCATCAATGATATCCGACACTTTCTCGTATTTTTGCAATATATCTTTTGCATCAAACAAATGCATATTGGTGGTAGTATTTGTCGTATACAACTTCAACAACTTTTCTAGACCATTGCATTCATAATCGCCTTTCGATTGCTCCAGTTCTTCTAGCTTGCCCTTTGCAAAGGTAATTGTGAAATCAACATTGGTATCCTTACTCATGTCGTCATAATCCTTGACAAGAGTAGCTGTTTTCTTGCCATCCTTACCATCCTTTGCAGGTTCAATCAGCTCTTCAAGCAATTCCTTGAAATCTTCTGTCCAAAAACCAACAGGTAATTCAGTTACGCGAATTTTATCAGGTCCGACTTTTTCATAAACACCTTTGATCAAGAATTTGTCAGTAGTGAGTTTTGAAATGGTACCTTGAAACCCTTCATAATATGGGACGAATTCTACTTCATCATCTTCGTCTGAAATAGATAGCAATTTATTCATCAAATAATCGATGATTTGAAGCGGATTATAACACATAATATCTGTACTAAATCCTGTGCCAATTCCCTTCGATCCGTTGACTAAAACCATCGGAAGAATCGGCGCGTAAAAGATGGGTTCTACAGGAGTACCATCATCATTCAAATAATCCAGAATAGCATCATCTTCTACAGGAAATATAGCACGCGTCAATTTATTTAATTGCGTAAAGATGTACCTTTCTGATGCCGAATCCTTGCCGCCTTGTAGCCTTGTACCAAACTGACCATTTGGCATCAATAAATTGACATTATTAGAGCCAACGAAATTCTGCGCCATACCGACAATCGCTGCATTTAAACTAGCCTCGCCATGATGATAACAAGCCTCCTTCGACACATAACCGGAAAATTGTGCAACCTTGATTTCTGAAGTCAATCCCATTTTCAACGCGGAATACAGAATCTTACGCAGCGAGATTTTCAGACCATCCATCAAGTTAGGAATCGATCGATCGCAATCATACTTAGAGAAATGTATCAACTCTTTATCAATAAATTCTTCGTATGTAACACCCGTCTTGGAAGTGTCCAAATATGCATTCCTGTCATACTCCTTTAGCCAATCCTTCCTGTCATCGGCTCGCTTCTTATTGAATACCATATCAATAGAATTTTCGCATTTATCGGAATACTCAAATCCCACTAGTTTTTTCTTTTCAAAATATTCGCGAAATTCCTTACCAGTACTGGTACCCAAACCTTTGTAATATTTGATTTTCCAGCCCTTGGTATCGGTTTCCTCTTTCCATGCATTGTATTCGCCGTCATTGTAAAAGTTCAACTCGGCGGCGCCCTTTTTGGCTTTCAATATGGGCGTATTCATGAAACCAATAAATCCAGGTATTTGTGCAAGTGTTGGCCACTCGGATTGGAACAAATTAATACCGAGACCTTTGATATGACTTCCATCTAGATCTTGATCCGTCATAAAGAGGACTTTTCCATAACGCAAACATTTGTGTACGTCTTCGATGCAACTATATTTCTTGCCCGTCTCAAGCCCCAAGATCTTTTTGATTTCGGCAATTTCTTTGTTTTCCGATATTTTCTTGGTAGACTCGCCACGGACATTCAATATCTTACCTTTCATTGGATATACGCCAATAGTATTACGATCTTCTGAAGATAATCCGGAAATAATTCCTGCCTTGGCTGAATCACCTTCGCAAAAGATAATGACACAGCTAGATGATTTTTCAGTTCCAGCCCAGTTTGCATCTGTCAGCTTTGGAATTCCGCGCACTGATTTGCTCTTCGTACCATCTGTCTTTTTAGCGGCCTTGTTTTCCTTGATTTCGGTCAATTGTAGGGCAGCTTCCATCACGCCCATTTTGGCAACCTTTTCAATGAATTTGTCACTCACTTCGCATTTGGATCCGAATTTCGAAGAAGGAGTATTCATGTAATCTTTCGTTTGACTATCAAATGCTGGGTTTTCAATATCACAACGCAAGAACAAAATCAATTGCTCCTTGATGGAATTAGGATTGACCTTAACCTTCTTCTTTTTCTCAATATAATCGCCCAACTTCTTGGTAATTTGATTCAAAATATATTCGACATGCTTGCCACCTTTAGCAGTATGAATTCCGTTTACAAACGATACTTGCACAAATTCATTTGCTGGCGTCAATGCGACTGCATATTCCCAACGCCCTCCTTCAGATCCGGTGTCTTCATATACGCGAGCCGCTTCTCCTTTTTCACCAATATACATGTCAATATATTGCTGAAAATTTTTTACAGGTACGAGTTCACCATTGTATTTCACTTTTATAGATTTATCCGTTACGCCTGCAATATCATATGTTCTCTTTTTAAGCAACGCTATCATATCTGGCGTCAAACCACCAAGACCAAGGCGTGCATAATCAGGCTTGAATGTCACCTTTGTATATGGTTTGTTCTTGCATTTGGTGATGGAAGGAACACCAATCGTCGACAAATTGTTTGTGAATTCTTGTCTGTATTTGAGACCTCGCACATGGTCAATCGTTTCGACTGCGCCATAGGTGGACCAAATCAGCACCAGTTTGAATCCAAAACCATTTTTTCCGCCAACAATCTTCTTTTCCTCCTTGTCGTAATTGGTAGATGTTCTAAGCTCACCGAAAATCATTTGGGGAATCCATATCTTGTGTTCTGGATGCTCGGCTACATCAATGCCATTTCCATCGTTTAGCATAGAAATAGTACCATCTTCACTAATACTGATTTCAATATTAGAAACAGGAATACAATTGGGCTGTCCCGCAGAAATGGCTTGCATTAAGCGGACAACATGGTCGCGACAATTGACAATGCCTTCGTCAAACAGCTTGAAAAGACCTGGAATATATTCAATATTTTTTTCAATAATTTTGTCACTAGACTCGTTCAAAATATGTTGGTTGGATTCTACTTTTTCAATAGAACCAATATAAGTATCTGGAGCATCCAAAATGTGCTGGATAGCTGATTTCTTTTGGTATTTCTTTGATAGATCGGTCGCCATTGTGAATTCTATTGTACAATTCTATTTAATTCTATTTTCTTATTCAATTTTTTATAAAAATATAGAAAATAAAATAGAAAAAAATATTATTAAATAACAAGAATATGACCTCTTATCAGAATTTTACACCAGGTAAAAAAAGTCACGCGGGAAAAATTATTAATTACATTGCGCAATACAATGCAGCTCATCCAAATAGTGAATTGCAATGTGGGTGTGTAGAAGACAAATATGACAAAAATTTGTCTTATGCAGGATCAGATTCGCCATCTATACGATTACCAAACAATATGAGACTTTCACAAATATTACGATCTGTACATGGCGGAAAAACGCAATATGGTAATTTTTATTTGGGACAACCACTTAACGTAAATTATTTAGGAAGAATAGAAGGTATGCCTGGAGGTAGTGGAAATCCACCCAAAAACAGGTTCAACTGATTATTGCTTCGTATTTTCTCTCTCTTTTTAAAAATATATTTTCTCTTTCAATATATATAATGACAAAAGTCGGATCTCGTGCTCAAGTGATGAATGGTACATGTCACCATACAAAAGGTGGTCTTACCAAAAAAGATTTAAAATATAACAAGCACGGAAAAATTGTTTCTCGAAAAGCTTCTCAACGTGCCAAGAAAGAGAATCGTCTTATTAAGGCCGGATATATTGCCAAGAAGGGACATTTTAAATTGTTCAAGAAAAGCGATGGAAAACATACTAGAAAGATGCGCGGAGGAAAAGGTGCTGGCTATAATTTGTCCAATGCGGCGTCATATGATGGTGCAGGTGTTGGAACCTCCGGACCCGCAGTTCAAATGAGAGCTGGTCTTGGAAATTAAACACTTTTTAAATTAGTAAAAACCACGATTTTTCAATAAATTTTTCGTACACAATATGGTTTTTTACTTTGAAATATAAATACTTTTCAAAGTATCTTTTACTCACAATAAATTTTATTTGTTGTGTGTTGCAAAATTTATAATAATAATTATAAACATCATCAAAAGAGATGAGTGCCAATTTATATTCTGTTTGAATCCATTCTTTCATAAATACAAATGATGCTTCCATATCTTGTATTTTATCCCACATAGTACTTTTCACATTTAAAATATATTTGTCTTCGCTAATTTCTATATTTGGGAAAAAATGTTTTAAAATTTTTATTATATTTTCTTCGCTAATGGAAACATTTGTGAGTTCCCCTTTTTGTTCTTTTTGTTCTTTTGCCCAAACTTTGAAGAGAGAAGACAATTCATCTACTTCCAATTCATTGTCAGTTGCTTCTTGTTGAATGGTTTGATCCCAGAACTTTATAAAATCACTATGCACTGGTAAATATTTGCTGGTAATGCATATGAAAGAATCGCTCGATTCATTATAGGAATACAACTCTTTTAGTATATTTTTTAATGCATTGGAATAAATCATATTTGGCAAATGAGTTGCAAAAAGAAATTGTTTCCAAACAAAATGCAGATTTTTCCATTCCATTTTACAATCGGAAGACGAAGTATTTATAATATATTTACTGCAAAACTCGTTGATAATATTAGTTGGATTATTGTTTTTTAAATAATAGGTATAGTTCTTCAATTCTTCATCTGCTTTGTTCTCAATAAAAGCATCCGAATTTTCATATCGATTTGAATAATGAGCAGCCACACATAATAAATCCAATCCGATTTTCTTTAATAATTCTCTCCAAACATTGCTTGAAAAATTTTCGTTTATTTGAATCAAACGACAACTTGTGTAAGAATGATTTTCATGATATTTTGTCATAAAATTATGTGTGCTATTATTATTTCCTATAGAAGAAATAGCTACATTGTCAATTTCATTCAAAAATTGCTTCATTTTTTGACTTACTAAAAAAATCAATTGTCCATTTTTTTTGAGAATATTGTCTCCAATAATCGTAAGGAAATATTTTGCAGTATTTTTTGATTGAAAGAAGGATGGATATAGCATATTCAATACATTTTGTATAGTATCTGTTTCTGGTATAGAATTAAACAAGTTTCTCTCTTTGATGAGTTTAATGATATTTGTTTTTGTTTTATGTTTCCATTCTAAAAGGGTTCTTTCTTTAGAAATAGAAGAGAGAAGTTTGTGAATGATTTCATCTTCTTGAACTATCAAATATTTTTCGCCATCATATTCATAAAAAGTATTGTTGTTACTTAAATAAAAATATTTGTTGTTACTTAAAAAAACTTGAATAAATATTTGTTGTTCATTTGTTAAATAAGTGGTGCGATTTAATTTTTCTTCATATGTTTTCAACTCATTTTCTAAAATAGATGGTAAACTATTTATATGATGTTTCATTCTTTGCATCATATAATCGTTGCTAGAATATTTATTTATTTGGTGTTTTATTATATTTGTAAAATCGTTTAAAATTTCTGCAGACATATTTTTATTTTTTATGTATTTGTCTTTAAACCTTTACTTGAAATTTAATTTACTTGTTAATAATATATAAACAAAATGAAAATAAATTTGAAATATGTGCCTCGAACTTTAACAAAAAAAGATAAGCAAAAACAAGCCAAAGAATTGAAAAAATCGCGGAAAATGTATAAAAAAGGACAATACTATACTAGACGCAAAGTGTCATCTTATCCTGTCAAAAAATCGCAACATATACTCGATGCAGAAAAGCTATACCATGTCAAAAAAATTGGAGCAAATACAGAACTATCGACAAAGACAGGGTGTTCTATAGCAGCATTATCAAAAATTATAAATAAGGGAGAAGGAGCTTATTTTTCTTCTGGATCGCGACCCAATCAAACCGCTCAATCGTGGGGAATAGCACGTTTAGCAAGTGCGATTACATCTGGTAAAGCCGCTGCAGTGGATTACAACATTTTAGAAGAAGGTTGTAAGCCTAGTTCAAAAGCTCTTTTTCTAGCTAAAAAAGCGAAAAAGAAACATGGTCATGGTACTAGAAAAGTGCCTAAAGTGAATGTGTAAATTATTTTATTTTAATTTGTTTTATTTTTATTGCGTTTAATAATCCTTAAATATTTGAAGACATAAGTATTTAAAGATTGTAAAATAAAAAGTAGTATAAATGTCTTCATTTTCAAATAAAAACCAACTATCACCACCTACTAGTGAAAATGTCTTGACGATCAAGACTGTGCAAATTGCGCCTTTTAGAACGTTAATGACCGCCTTAAAAGACATTCTTTTAGAAACAAATATTACATTTGAGCAAGATGGCATACGTATTATTAATATGGACAAGTCCCATACGATTTTGGCGCATCTTTATTTAGCTGCACAGAATTTCGAATTTTACGAGTGTAAGAAGGAAAAGATTATTATTGGTGTAAATATGTTCCATCTATTTAAGTTAATCAACACCATTGACAATGATGATACATTAACCATGTATATTGAAAATGCGGATTATGTAGATGGAATTGTGTCGCATTTGGCGCTAAAGTTTGAAAATGGCGAAATTAAGCAATGTAAGACGCAGAAGCTGCGACTCATTGAACCTGAACCCGAGGAATTACATTATCCAGATGTCAAATTTTCGTCGATTATTAATTTACCTAGCGCGGATTTTCAAAAAATTATTCGCGATTTGTCTTGTATTTCCGATAAATTGGAAATCAAGTCTGTTGGCAATGAGCTGATCTTTAAATGTTCTGGACAATTTGCATCTGCCGAAATTCATCGTGCGGAATCTGACGGCAGTATGGGTTTCATTTTGAAGCAAGATTCGTCAAAAGTAATACAGGGCGAGTTCTCTCTAAAAAATTTAGGATATTTTATTAAATGCACTAATTTGTGTCAGCAAATTGAAGTGTATTTGGAAAACGATTTGCCGTTAGTTGTGAAATATGATGTCGCCAGTCTTGGTTCCATAAAATTGTGTCTCAGCAACCTTCCAGCTACATAATTATAACAATAATTTTTAGTAACATTTTGTATGTAAGAAATCATTCAACACCAATTAAAATATTTTAGACAATATCAAAAATCGTAATAATAAAATATTTTAATTTAATATAATGGAAAGAAATCATTATTTGTTTTCTTTAAACAAAAAAAATCAAATGCCTGTAACAATTATAA